ATATTCCTCCTTATAAAGCTATGGCCATTGCCACGCTAAATCCGTTACTTGCGGCACCCACAGGGGTACCTGTTGAATCTAAATAAACTGCTTTGCTTGCTGGTAAAGTACAGAATACATCTTTTGTACCTGCATTAAAATCAACTACACTGTCTGAGTTAGAACTAGAAAGAATTGTAGTTCTTTGTAAATTAGTCGTAGAACTTAATGTTCCTAAACCAACTTCAAACTCATTTGTACCTTGATTAAAAATACAATAATAAGTTGTGTTACCTACACCAATGCCAGTTGCAAAAGTTTCAAAACCTGTAAGTACAGTATTATTAATTGCAAAAGTAGTTTGACTGTTTCCAGTCGCTGTACTGTTTACTTTTACTCTGTCGTTTATTACCAACGCCATATTTTTTTCCTATTTTTAATTAGCGTTTAAACTTATGATAGCTGCTACACCAGCAGGGCTTCCAGTTGTTGGATCTGGATAAGCGACAGTAAAGTCGCCAGCTGTTGCTGTTTTAGTTCCACTAAAGTCTAACACTACTACTAATCTATTTGCTACACCATCTACAGTATTTGTATTATAAATTGCACCAAACGCAGCGCCAAAAGTTGCAGCTCCAGTTGTTGCTGCTCCCCACACTGTGTTTGCAAAATCTACAGTAGATACTAATGCACCTGTTCCACTACCTGCTCCTGTTGCAACAGCTTGACTTGTAAGTGCGTTGCCCCCTGCAACATAATTTGTGCCAACAGTACTTACTTCACCGTTACCTGTACCACCAGCAAATACAGTGCTTGCAGCATCGTATGGGTTAGTTGTGTACAGAGCTAACTTAAAGGTATGACCTGAAGTTGCAAAATCATGTTGTGCAGACAGTAAAGATACTCCAAATGATCTTGGTACTATGTTTGCCATGTTTTTATCTCCTTATTAATATGTTGATGGTGAGTCTGATTTAATAGGAGTACGAATGACACCATCATCATATTCGCCTCTTTTTCTTCGTCCTTGTTGTTCGACTCCATAAGAAGCCATAGCAGTTCTAAAAGCTGTAGAATAGTATTGTAACAGATCTGCCGGTCCTTTCAAGTACCCATATGCATTTTTTAAACAACCATACAAAAGCATGTCTTGGTATTTATTACTGACATATGTTCCGTTTAAAGAAGCAGGAGCTCCTGTAGGTTGAGTAGTATTTGTGATACTTTCTGGTTGTTTAGTATAAGCTAATGTTATTTTATAAGCTGCGTCTGGTGTGGGTGAAACTACCCAAAAATTCTCATCCCAACTAGCATAGTATTGAGGAAGTCCATTAGCTGTATCAGGAGTCTCATAAAATTCAGCCATGAAACTTGGATCTCTTTGATCTAAATAAACTTGTTTGCCGTCAGAGTCAGTAAATTGAACATATCTAATTGTTCTTAAATCAGAAGGAATAGTAACATATCTGTTTCCGATAACTGCGTTTGATGTAGCATAAAAATTTGAAACATCAGAAGCTACCTCTCTATAAATTTCATTCTCAGCATTTTTAATAACTGTATTTAAAATAGCGTCTGTTAAAACACTATCATCTACTTCTGTATAAGATCTAATGTCAGATTGTAAGTTTGCTAAAGTGTATGCCATATTATACCGCCTGTAAAGTTACTGGTCCCGCTGAACAACCATTTCCTCCACCAGCAACTCCTCCTGTTGTAGCATTACTTGTGCTTGTAATAAAGAAATAATTTTCTGGTGTAGTCAAAATATCTGTTGGTGTGGCACTAGGTGAAGTAGTTACGGAGCCATCTGAATTTTTTTTACCTATTGTAATAATAAAACCATTTGCATTATTTAAATCACTTACATTATCAAATGTAGGTATAGTATTAAAAGATTGTAAATTTCTTAGATCATCAGGATTAGATCCTCCAGGTCCTGCAGTAGTTACATCTGGAAAACCTCTTAATCTAACAACGTCTCCTGTTTTTCTTTGATGAGCAACTGAATACACATTTACATAAGTAACCCCGCTATGAATTACAGTTGTAAAAGGATTATCATCTAACATAATTAAAACAGCAGTTGTAGGTATAGGTGGTCTTGGGTTTTGTAATGCTTGAGGATCTGATCCTACTGGTTTAGGTTGAAGTTGAGGTTGTTTAGGTTCAAACTCTGAAGTATGTACTCTTGCACCGTTCCATTCTCTAACCATTTCAGTATATGGAAACTGCATTCCACTTCTGTCTGAAATAAATATTGCATTTTTTCCTTTTGATAAATCTGCCATTACGTTCCTGGATAATAAGTTTTAGGGCTAATAAAAGTACTAGATGGTGAACCGTCTTCTTGTAAAGCTCTAGCTAATTCATCTTCGTATAATAATTTTAAATTTTGAACTGCTGCTGGTTGAAATTTTTGTGATAAATAATAAGCAAGACCTGCAACCATACAAGGTACAAATCTATAAGGTACATCTGCATCATTACTATAGGAACCTGCATCTTGGATTCTTCTTTCATAATAGTAATTAAGAAAATTGCCAACTTGTACAGATCCAGGTGTTAAGTAAACTGTAATAGTTGTTCTATCAATAAATCTTTCTACGAAATATTGAGAAGGTTGTCCTGTTGCTGTTTTATTTGAAAAAGCTTGATAAGTAGATCTATCAACTTTAGTAAATGGAGAATCAATTATAGAAGAACTTCTATAAGAAGCTTCTAAAATATCGGTAACTCCAAAAGTAATAGAATCGTTATCAAAACACTTGTCATCAATTGAATGAGTTGCTGCTGTGGTTCCATTTGCTCCTCTTGTACACCCTGTAAATGTTTTAGTTTCAGTTGTTATACCTGTATAAGTTATTTGTTCTGTTCCAATTAACAAAGTCCCCGTTGTTGGAAAGTTTGCAATAGAGTCTACAACAACTGTAGTTTGTCCAATAGTCATTGCTGCTGATAGGGGACTAAACATAGCATCAGAAGTTCCATCAGTCGAAGAACGATATAATGTGTAAACATTTTTACCACTTTCCCAACTAATAGAATTGTGAGCTACTTCCCAATAATGTAGTCCTCTATTTCCCCATTCTTGAAAAAGAATATTTAAAGATCTTCTAGCGCTTCGAAGTTCATAACCTGAAACTCCACGCATTCCAACTCTTTCAAAAGCTTCTTCAACAATATCGGCTATAGTAAAACCTTTTTCAAAAACATAAGTTCCTGAAGTAGTATTTGCCATTTAAACTCCTAAGCACCGGTAATAGTTAATGTAGATCCTGCTGATGCAGTAACTACAATTGTAACTCCGTCTTTGAATAAGATACCTGAACCTGGAACGTAAACAGATAAACCATCAGTATCAAATAAAAATTTTGCTTTTAAATTTCCTGATACAATTGTATCAGCTGTTTGATCGTAAAGTTCTACAACTGATGAAGCTGCACCTGCAGCTTGAATAGAAGTAACTCTAGTTCTACCTACTTTTAAATTTTTACCAGCTGTTGTACCTGTTCTGTTTAAGGTTGTTTGGTCGCTTGAAAATGATCCTCCGCCTGACATATTTTTTCTCCTGTTAAATTTTGTGTGGGCCGAAGCCCACACTTAATTAATTATTATACTAATTCAGGTTGTGATTCACCTGGTCTAGCATTGTCTACACAAGTATAAGTAAAAACACCTGTAACAGTTCCTGTTCCAGCTGAAGCACCTACTGAAGCTGCTACTGTAGCATTAGCTGGTGTACCACCTGCTACTACTAAAGCTCCGCCTGCTCCAGCAACACTTCCTTTTGTAACTGATGTTACTTCATTAAAGAAACCGTCAACGTCTGCTGTAGTTCCAATATCTACAGTTGAACCACCACCTGTTGATGGTGCTACTACTGTAAATGTAACTGGTATAGAGCCTTTAGGTAATACAAATTCTTTACCTGCTGTTGCACTTGTACCAATTCTAACTGGTGTTAAAGAACCTGATGTTGCAGCTGCATTAAAAGAAATTACTTCTGATAAAAGTACTACACCTGGAGTTGTGCTAGTTGATCTGTCTTGTCCGCCGTATGATCTTATGATCCCTTGAAACGATGTTGTTGCCATGATTATATTCTCCTAGTTATTTGCATAGAGTCTCTAGGCCGTAACGCGCTATACTTCACGTCGCCATGCAAAGTTAATTATGTATAGTGTGATATTTATATATTATTTTTTAGTAGAGTGCAAGAGAGCCCTAGGTATTTATGCATTTCAGCGATGTAGCTTTTGATTAAGTAGCTACAGAAACTTGTGGAGCAGAACCTTCAACAGTATTCTGTCTATGGGCAATAGCTGCTTCTTCCAGCTTGATCTTTGTAATGACTTCTTTAACTTTGTCATCAATTCTGACCATTTCAAGAGTATACCTATCATTATCGATATGCTCCTGTTCCCACTTCAACTCCAAGGACCTTTTTGCTTTGTATAGGTCTTGTATCATTACTAACCTCCTCATAGGTTATTCGATAAGGAACATCCGAAAACATTCCCGATAATTCCCAAACTATACTGTTTTCTCCTAGTTTGTCAACTATTGCTTGTTCTAGAGAAACCGCATCATCATTAGACTCTACTTCAAATCTACCGTGATAATCGTATGCGTATATGTTTATTAGGAATTTTTTCATGGTTTTTCTTTCTATTTAGTAATTGTGGCGAGACTATGTCCCGCCACAAAAATATAATTATTACGCTGTTCCTGGAGATCCGAAGATACCTCTAGGGTCAGAGAATCCAAAAGAATATCTCTCTCTAGCTTTGTATCTAACATTTCCAGTATCAAAGTCACCTTCCATAGTCGTTTTGATAGGTGCTCTAACGAAATGTTTAAGACCATTTGGAACATCTGTTTTGATAAAGAATGCATCTGGGTCAGTTAAGTAATGATTTATTACATAACCTTGAGGAATCATCCCCATGTTTTTAAGTGCATTGATATCGTTATCAGCTGTACCTACTCTACCTTCAGACTTCATAAGTCTTTCAGCAGTAAATTGTAACTCAGAAGGAATAATCATTTTCATTCCTCTAGCTGCAATTTTTAGGCCTCTCTCATCAGTGAACGCTGCAATGTCAATTAACGATTGTTCTAATGAAGTTTCGTTTAAATCAGCTGCAGTTGCTAACTCATTACTGAAAGATCCAGAAAGAGTTGGGTGGTCGGTAGCTAATAAAGCTTTTCCGTCTCCACCTGCAAATGATCCATTGAAACCATTATTTAGAACAGCCGCGCCTTTAACTTGCTTAGTGTTCGCCATAGATCTTGCTAGTGCTTTTGTATATCTAGACGCAAGTCTGTCATACAAGTTATCTTCAATCGCTTCTTCAGTGATTGCAAACGCTAGCGCGATCGTTTCGTTTGTGTAACGAGCTGTGAAAGTTTCTTGCGCATCGTCGTAAGTTACGCCTTGACCTTCAGGTTTTACAGCAGCATTTGCAAAACCACTTAACATTACTTCCTCTTCGAAAGCTCTGTCAGATGATTCTGTATCGAAAATTTCCGCAGCTTCGTCCGCATATTGTCTGTACTCTAGTCCGAATAAAGCATTCAGACCAGGCTCTAGTTCTTTAACTAGTTGTGCTCGTGATATAGCCATAGTTTATTTCTCCTTATTCGCTATTAGTTATATAAATTACTAGCTGCAGCTTGTACAACAATTACATTGCCGTTAAGTACAGATAGATCATTATTTTTAGGTTCGTCAGCACTTCTAACTAATTTAAACATTTTAGTTCCTGCTGCACCACCTGCTATGTTAAGTTTAACAGTAGACTGTCCACTAATTGGATCGACTGCACCACCAGAGGTAGTACTAGTACAGTTGTACCCTGCGTCTCCAAACATAGATTGAGTTACTGCTGCGTCAGCTTTGATTGCATACTCTTGAAACGGATTGTCGTTTACATAAGCACAGCCATCATTGCTGCCTGTATTGTAGTCAGTACCAAATGTTGTTCCAGCTGCTACAGAGTTAGCCCATGTAGGCTTACTTGTAGAGTTGTCAACATAAAAGGCACCGTTGAATACGCCGATAATTGGTGAATGTCCACTGTTTGAGTAAGTAGCTCCGCCGTTACCGCCGTCGTCAGTAGTAGCGAAAGATGCATCTTGTAAATAACCTTCATCTCCATTCGAATCTTGGATAGAAGTTATGTTATTTTTAAAAATACCAACGCCAAGTCCTGACTTAAGCTTGTATTCAGATTGTCCTGAAGTCGCCGGAGTATTTCCGAGATTCATTACCATTCTTAGTCCAAACCCTGTTACTTGATTTGCTGCCATAATATATTCTCCTTATTATATAGCTTGTTAGTTAATTTATTCGTTGGACTTAGAAATTACTAAAGAATTAGTCTTTCTTTGTACCACCGAAGGTTACACGAGTTTGTCTATCTTGATTGATAGGCATACTTGGGTGCTGATCCTTCATCAAATCGTTATTAACTGCGTCGTCTCTATCTTGTGTCTGCTTTTTATAATAAGCTTCACGCGACTTAGCGATTTCTTCTGGTATCCTAGCCAGCAATAGGCCGCCAACTCCGATGACTCCTGCATACTTCCCGTCTTTTTGTGTTGGATATTCAGTTTCTGGATATTCGTCAGCTCTAACTAACTCCCATCCGGATCTGATTTTACCAGTCATGTTTTTTGTATCATCAAAACCCATTGACTCGGCTCTTATCCATCTGTGACGATAACCGTCGGGTGCAGGTGGTGCATCTAAAGATGATGGTGGAGCCCAAACTTTTGGTTGTTCGTTTTTAACCCTAGTTTGACTCGCACGTGAGGTATTTGTTTTATTGTTTTCCATATGCTTAAGCCTCCTTCGTGATGTTTAATTGTTTCGCATATTCTTCTAGTGGCACACCTAATTTTTTAGCAATTGCTACCTGTGATGGCGTGAGTCTCACAGTTTTGCGACCAGTCTTTGTACTACGCGTTGCCGAAGCAACGGTTTGTGTAGGTTTACTAGTCTGTGGTTCCTCTATCTTATCAAACTTATGGGGAAATTCAAGTCTTATTCTCTTGTTTATTTCCGAATAATATTCGTCAGTTTGAGGATCATAACCTTCTTCTTCGGTTAATTTTTTATGTAAAGCAAAAGCCGTAAAAGTCATAGGCTCATCTGTACCAAACCAACTGTTATCACTAGCCCATTTTTGAGCCTTTGGATCAGGGTTAATTGGTGCTTCTTGAGGTTGCTGTTGAACAGGAGTTCTTACTTCTTGTTCTCTAGCAGGTGCCTTAGCCTCTTCTTTTGCTTGTAGTTCTGTTAATCTAGCAGTCTCATATCCAAGTTTAGATATCTCGGTTTGAGCAGCAACCTCAGATTTAAGGTCACCATCTTCTCTAGCTTTACCTAGTTTAGAAACAGCTGCTTCCATAGCAGACTTAATTCTATTTTCCATTTCAGATACATAACCAGTATCTAAAGTAGATAATCTTTTATTAAGTTGATTCTTTTCTTGTAAAACGCTTTTTGCATAAGTTGTGGCTTCATCTCTTTGCCTTTCTGCCTCACGCATTTTTTTAGTAAGTTTAGCAATTCTTCTTTTTACTCCGTCGCTATACTCTTCTAATTCGTTTTTCTTTTCTTCAGTTTTTTCTTCAACTGGTTTCGTGTCGTCCTGTTCAGTTCGAACATCCAACTGCTCATCAGATTTCTCAACTGTATCATCGGACTTATTATTGTCTTCAAGCTTTGTTTCACGTTCGTTTTCATATGTTTTATCCGTTTCTATTTCTTGTGTTTTTGATTCAGGTAATTCTACATCAACCGCTGGGCCCGATGTATCAATATCAACTACTTGTTCTGATTTTTTGTTTTCTTCTGTGTCTGGCATAGTTTCTCCTATGGGTTAAATATAATGAAGTACAGACTCTGGGTCTTTAATAGTACCCAATACTTCATCGTCGTTTAATAGACGGACTTCACCGCCTTCTATTGGTAATCGTGATCCGGCGTATCTTGCAAAGATTACCCAATCACCTTTTTTGCACCACGGACCAGATGAAAATCTTTCTTTGTCCGTATACGCTAGTGGTCCCATTTTTAAAACGTAACCACAGTTAGTTGCAATTCTAGCTTTATCTAAAGCTTCTTGCGCAATAATAATACCACCTTTAGTTTTTTCTTTTGGTGTAAAAGGTAAAACTAAAAGCCTGTAACCACAAGGTTCAGGTAATTCACTAACGGTATCCTTAATGTTTTCTGGATTTAAAGGTTCTTTCTCTTCCTTTTTTTCTTCTTTATATTTTTCTAATAAAGCGGATTTAGTTTTTGGTTCCTCGACTGAGGTCGACAACGTTTCCTGACTCATCTTTTTGCTCCTTGTTATTTAGCAGGTTAGAGATTTCCTGTAATGTTAATTGTATGGCATGTGCCTGTCCTACTAGATACTTATATTTTTCCATATTGTCAACCCCTCCAGCTAGGATTGCGTCACCAATATTATTAAGTCTATCTTTAAGGTCTTTTTGTATTGATATTACTATGTTCATTCCGTCCATTATTTTCTCTTCTTTCTTTTTTTCTTTTTTATTTTACCGCCGTATTTTTTATCCCATTTTTTTGCTATTTCAGGTTTATTGGCGTACATAAACTTTCGTTGCTTCTCAGATCTAAAGGGCACTTCTTTCCTCTCTAAAATCTTCAATTACTTTTAACTTTTCTTGAGCATCTGCAATTTTTTGAAACAGTTTATCTATCTCATCTAAATGTTGTGGGTGCTCACCAATTCCAACAGGATGTTCTAAATATATTTTTAATGTAGCATCAGCTTCTGATATTTGTGCTTCGTATCTAGCTTCAAGTGCATCTAATAAAGTAGCTTTCATTAACACTTCCATCTTCTTCTAGCTTGTCTTATTCTAGAATTAGGATCGTTTCTTGTTTTAGCTGATGAATTTCTTAATTGTCCAGCTGATCTAGCACAATATGACTTACGTCTATTTGCAGATTTAGATCCTGGTTTAACTTTACCAGTTACTGCTGTTTTTAATTTTGATCCAGGGTTTGCTCTTCTATAAGCCTTAACACCTTTAGCTGTCATACCTGCACCAGACTTTGTTGGTCTGTAATTTGCTCCAGGTCCTTTGGTAGTTTTTCTAATAGTCATTATATTAAACCTCCCATACTTACTTTTTTTCTTTTTGTAAATGTTGCAACGTTCGTCGGTTTGCCACCAGGATTGCCAGCAGCTCTTTTACGTGTAACTGCTGAACGTTTTTGTCCAGTTGACATTTTTCTTGCTTTGGCAATTGGTACGCATTTTGGGTACGCACGTTTACTTCCTTTAGCTGATTTTCTTCCACACGGTTGATATTTTCCATCTTTCTTTGGTGCTCCAATGTCTACCCATTTTTGATCTACCCATTTTTTTAAATCGCCCATTATGCAATCTTTGTTTTCTTTCTTCTGTTGGACATTACTTTGCCACAACCTCTAGCTATAAATCCTCCATCTTTAGCTTTTACTTTTCCTTTGCACACTTTAGATGCATACATATTCGCGTAAGCAGAAGGATAAACATCAAACTTACGTTTTGCTGCAGCCTTGCCTCTTGCGCAAAGTTTAGCCATTATTTAGCTTTGCCACCTTTTTTAGCAACCATTCTTTTTGGATTGTATCCAAATTTTTTTGCTAACTTAGGATTTTTTTTAGCTAACTTAACTAAACCAGGGTTTTTCTTTTTACTAATAGGTTTTCCAGCCATTATGCTCTACCGAATCCTCTCTTAGCCATACCACATCCTCTTTTCTTTTTGACCTTGCCACCTTTTTTGTAGCCGTCTTTTATTTCACTCATGACTCTTCTTTTTTCTGCTCTGTCATTTGAGTTAGGATTTTTTCTAGCGTCAAGTCTTCCTACTTCTTCTAAAAGATTTTCTCTTCCTGTATTTTTCATATTATTTACTCGCTCCTCTAGACTCATCTCTTCTAGATTTATAACTTTGTGTTTTTGTAGATTCTTTTCCTCTTCTTTCTCCTAAAGATTCATCAAGTCTATCATTAGCACCTTGTTTTTTTATGCCAGAACTTCCGTATGGAAATCTTACATTTGATCTTATTCCGTTTTGTCTCATTTTTTTCCTCCGTTTCTAAATATTTGTGTACCCTTTATACCATATATGCTCGCCACGACAAGGATCCACAAATTTGTAAACCATGACGGGAGCTGTGAGAACATGTCAAAAAACAATTTGACTTTGTCCATTGCGGTCGGATCATCCGATACGACTGCCCAGGCCAGCACCAACACGGGCAAACTTAAAATTATCAAAACGGCCTCGTCCTTCCAATCTGATTGTCTAGCTTCTAAAAGTTTTCCCTGGTAAGCTTCTTGCCCTTGGGCCATCTTAGTAGCATGCATCAGTTGTGCATCTGACATAGCCATCTTCGTTCTCTGCTTGTTAGCATAGATTTTACTGCCAGCAGAAACGGCTAATTTAATTGCCGATAACCACATAACCTAATACCAAGTAGCTTTAACAGGTTTTTTATCTGCTCTCATTCTTCTAGTCCCTTTAACATCAACTATTTGTGATGTAGTAGGATCAGTAGCTTCGATAACAACACCGCCTGTTTTATAACCATCTTTACCAACACCTAATTCTGTAACAGCTTTAGGATCTTTTGCTTTTTTGATCATATGTTTCTCCTTAATAATATTATAATTAATTTTTCTTGAAATTTCTACCAAAATCGTGTCGTTTGCTATCATCAGCCATGACTTGTTTGGTTAGCGAAGTAGCTGCTCTTAATTCTGCTAGATCTTCGTTTTGCTCAAGCTTGTTTTCTTGATTTTGTTGATTCATCAACGCTCTCATTTTGTCAAGGTTAAGTCTTTCCTGACCTTCGTCTTCTTTTCTAGCATTATCTGCTGCTCTAAGGTCTAGTTCTCTTGCTCTAAGTTGAGCAATTGGATCATTTGAAAAATCTCCTAAGATTTCTTTCTGTTCTTTTAGATATTCTTCCATCATTTCTGCAATTAACACAGCTTTTCTAGATTCTATCTTTAAACTAGTCTGTTGCATTAGTTGTTTTGTCTGTGGATTCTGCATCATCTGTGGATTTTGTGCCATTTGTTGCATTTCTACTATTTCTTTTTGGAATTCCATTTCAATTTGCTCCAAAGCCATTAAAGAAATGTGTTCAAAAATATTTTTTTCTAACATTGCTTGGATTTGTGGATTATTTCTAGCCATATTAGTTCCCATAAATGCTAAATGTGCTGTCATATGAGCTCTATGGTCTTGTCCAGGGAATGCTTGAAACTTTTGTCCTGTGATTGCATCAATATGTTCAACTGCAGGATCTTTTGGAACTGGTTTGACAGGTGGTTTTAAAATTAAGTCTATATTTTTTACACCGATCGCTGAATACATAGATCTATAGGCTTCATATAGATTATGCATTTGAGGATTCGATTGTGCTAATTGTAATTCTGTTTGTGCCATAGATATTCTCTGAGTCTGCGAGAATATATTTGGATCTGCTACTGGTACAACATCTACTTTGTCATCAAAGTCACTAACTTTAATTTGTCTTTGTCCACCAACAACATCATAGGGATACTCTTGAGGTAGATATGTTTTAAAAACTTTAGTTAAAAGTTTAAACTCATTCTTTAAACTAGCATACAATCTTTTGTGGATTGCAGACATAGTTCTACTTCCTCTTTCCAACAGCGCTACTGTCGTCCCAACGGCCGCTTGTTGATTCCCATCTCCTATATTTAAGTCAGCTATCGCGGCAAATCTTTGCCCGGCTGATACAACGACACCCATAAGTTGAAGTAAAGTTTGAGACGGTTCTTTAAATGGAAGCATCATAAATGCATCTTTGATGCTGCCACCAGGCGCATCTACATCTCTGAATTCTCCAGGTTGAATTGCTTGTACATCGTTTTGTACTCTTATTCCTCTTTGCTTAAACCCAGCAGGTAAATTTGCTAAAGTTCCAGCATCTAATAATTGTCTTAGTGCTGCAGTTGCAGTTCTACTTAATCCACCGATCATATGGATTAAACCAAAGCCATAGAATCCTAGCCCAGGTAAAAATTTAAAATGAACAAAGTATTGAATTTTCTTTTTTAATGGATCGCCAACAGCGTAGTTTCTTCTAATAGATAGAATTTTTGTAGAATACTCATCGACCGTTACAATATAAGGAAGCTTTATTCCAGTCATTTCCCCTTCGGGTCCTCGGTCCTCAAAGCCTTCTAGGTCAAGGTTAACATGACATTCTAATAATGTAAATACTTCAGGATCTCTTCCTCTAGTTAATCCTTCTAACTCATGTTCTTTTTTACTTAAATCAGACTCAGGATCATAACCAGGTTTTATTTCTATATCTCTATAGAATCCTGCTACTTGTTGTTTACGTAAATCATTCTCACCCATTTTAACTAAGTGTACAATCGCCTCTGCATCTTCTAATGAAGTCGCTGCATAAGGAACTATTAAATCTTCAGCAGGTACAAATTTTGAAACTGCTCTACCTAACATGTCATCATAGTAAACTTTTTTAAATGATGATCCTGCTAGTGGTAAATAAAATAACATCTGATCAAATTCTGGTTCATACTCTTCCATGACATCCATGATTTGATAGTTCATAAAATCTTTTACTCTTTCTGATTGTTCTTCTTTTTCTTTTGAAGAGACACCAATAATTTGAGTTCTTACTGGTCCGTCAGCCGGGAGTAATTCTTTATAAGCTTGAGCTTGGAATTGTGTAACCGCTTCTGCTAGTACTGGGTGCGTAGCTCCACTTGCTCCTTGAAAAGGTTCTGTTCTTTGATCATATTTAAATCCTAATAGATCTAAACCTTGAGTATAAGTTCTTTCCCAATCTGCACGAGATTGTTTGTAGTCTCGATAGTTTTGAGTTAACTCTGAGCCGAGAGGTTCTAAGACTTCCTCTGGTAATAACTCTGCTAAATTATCATAATGATTTTGTGATTGTGCTTGATTAAAAGCCCCTGGCTCAAAGTTAATTTCTACTCCACCGTCTTCGGTTGGATTAATTTCTGTTTCTCCTTGATCCGGGAGACTTTCTCTAATTTCAACTGTTTCTGATTCTGATGTTTCTGGTCCATCAATTTCAATACTTTTTCTGACTTCGTTTGGAAGCGCCTTATCTATGGTAGCCATATATTACTCTCATTTATTTTTTAGCAGGTTTGACAAGTATAGTCTTATTTGGCTTAACATTCAAGCCTTGTGAATCAGGTCCCTTGACAGGTGGTATTTGATCCCATTTAACATTAGGCATGTTCTTAGTTAACGTAGGGTTTTTATATTTACTTGGATGTTTAAATTCGTGAGCCATTAATAGTAATTCCTTTTTCTAATTGGTTCTGGTTCATCTCTATAATCTTCTGGATGGGAAATCAACCCACCTTGTCTAAATCTTAATACCGCTTGTGTCATACTATCAACAAGGTCATCGTTGTCACCATGAGGAAACGCCGCACATTCTTCTATTACCTCTTGTGCAAAGTCCTTGGCACACGGAGCATAAATCGTACCAGACTCAAACAGAGGGGCGACCGCATTCACACGACTGTGCTTGTCATTGCCTTTAGAGGGAGTAAAGTTGACTACTGGTATTCCCATCTGTCTGAGCTCATACGTTAGAGGAAGACCCGAAGCCTTCGCTTCCACCAACACTGTTTCAGGTTGCCAGTAATCATATTGTTCCTTGGCCTTACGTCGTAGTTCAGGGAACTCTAATCTTTCTTTAACGGCATCCAATAAAATTAAACTTTGAGGACTATCTTCAGTTTCTCTAAAAATTCCCCAGGTAGTAATAGCAGAG